CCAAATGTGGCGCCTTGTGCTACAGCACGACCAGCCTCTGCCACGCCAGAATATGGCACGGAAGGCTGGAAAACTGACGTTGATACTTGTGGCGCTTCTTCCTGAACGACCGGAGCGTCTTCCCATGCATTTTTAGCCATTATGGTTTTCTCCTTCTAACGCCCTTGTCATCAATAAATACCGTACCTTTTGGCAATGCTGCATAGTCTGCATTGGTGAATACGTGCGGCTCAAACTTAGGTGACTCAAATATCATCTCAGGCATCGGTAACTTAGCGTTAGCACGACGACGCTCAATAGTATTTTTATAATCAGCAGCACGGCGAGCATTTAAATCGCGCAATGTCTGAATCGCTTTTCCTGCATCAGCAGCAGATTCAGCACCTTGCAATTCCTTGGCCGCTCTAGCTGCATCACCCTCGGTCTGAGTGCCTTTATTTAAGCGCAACGATTCATTGACGAGCGTTGTTTTAAAGCGTTCAAAATCATTACGTGCCACCACATCTGGATCATTTGATCCTAATGCACTTCGAGCGGCAATGCTAAGTTTGTCTTTTATGCCAAACTTAATATTGCCTGATTTGATGCTAGTCAAATATTTGTTGGCATCATTGGCTAAATTAATAGCCGCTTGAGCCGCATCATAATCAGCATCTTCAGCTTTTTGGATTCCAGCAGGTAATGGCTTAGATTCTTTGGCAAGTTCCGCCATTGCGCGACGATTGTCTCTGTCGGCTGCTTTTTGGCTTGCTATAAAATCTTGTTGCAATTTGGCTTGCAACGCATCAGAGGCTTTTCTTTCTTTCAATAATGCTAGATCACTATCAAATTTTTCCTGACGCGCTTGAGCATCAGCAGCAATCTTTGCTTGCAAATCTTCTTTTTTGCTTTCAATTTTTAATTGTGTTTCTTCTTTGCGCGCTTCTCTATTAGCTTGCGCCGTCTGAGTAGCTTGCAACACACCCATTATTTTCTCAGGTGAGCCATATTTAGACACAACCGCCAACACTTGTTCATTAGTTGGAGTTGGGCCAAGGTTGCCAAGTTCTTCGCGCAGCTTTTCCTCTTGAGCAATGCTTAATTCTGTTTTAGCCGCAGTAGCTGACTTTGTGCGCATATCAGCAATGTTCTTGGCTAGATCATTGGCTGAATTAATAAGGTATTGAGCAAACTCTATATCGCCTTGCTCCTGCGCCACATTTGCCGCACGGAGCATTGAGTTTGGATCATTCAAATTAATACGTGGCGCACCACCAGCTCCGGTCAGCATTTGTTGGCGCATAGTGATTTTGCGCAGTTGTGGGTCTTCCATACCAAACAAACTGCCAATAGCTTGGCCTAGTTGTTTGCCGCCGGTGTATAGGCCAACGTCAGCACGTTGAAATGGACTAAGAGATGCGTATTGCAGCGCCTCATTTTGCGCTTGTTGGCCTTGCATCGCTCGGTATTGCTCTGGCGATGTAAACAAACCTAGAATTTCGCTTGCCATAATAATCCTTTAGTAAAAACGTCCGTAGCCACCGCCACCGCCACCCCCGCCAGTGCCTGAAGGATATGCCCCGCCGCCGGTGAAACTAAAAGCATTTCTATCTTCAATTGGCGCATTAGGTGACCCGCCACCGCCAAACAAACTACGCGCCCCTTGTTGAATATAAGGGTTAGAAGCAGCGCCTTGCAATGCCGCGGCCCAAGGATCATAAGCGTTAGCTTCTTGCATAGTACGAGCTGCACTTAAATTGCCCTGCAATAGTGCTTGCGCGCCTGTAGCATTGACATTTCTACCGCCTAATTGCGCACCAATATCCAATGGTTGCTGACCTAAACTCTCTAACGTACTTGCGCCGCCAAGGTATGTCGTAAATGGCGATAAAGCGCCAACTTGGCCAGCTTGGAATTGACCTAATAAATTAGCTCCTTGGCCGAATAGACCTGTACCAAAGGCCAACTGTTGCTGACCTGCTTGTTGCGCTTGGGCGGCTAATGCTGCGTCTTGCTGCGCCAATGCGTTGTAATACGCTTCGGTTTCAGGCGTTGTTGCACCTAAACCAGCAGCACCACTAGGCCGCGCGCCAGTAGCGCCAACAGCTAAACCACCTCTACCAGTTTGGAATAATTGGTTTTGTAGTTGAGCATATTGACGTTCACGACTAGGAGCCAATAAGTCCTGTTGGCGCTGCATATATTCGGCCGCAACAGCTTCAGGAGATTGCGCTAAGTATTGGCCGCCAAGGTTAAAGAGACTAGTGGCCGCACCAGTTAGCGGCTGGTACATACCTTGAGCCGCTTCAGCTTGCGTTAACCCTCGACCGCTTAACGCCATCAAGCGATCTTGATATGCCTTTAGTTCAGGGGATACGTTATAACCCGCAGCAGATAAGCGGCCAGTTTTTGGGTTCATCGTAAACTGGCTAGTACCGAATCGCGTAGTTACGCCAACTGGTCTAAATCGCGACTCTTCGGCAGCAAGCCGCGCAGCTTGTAGTTGAGCATCTGCCGACGTTTGTGCAGCGTCTTTTGCCGCCTCACCCTGTAAATATCCGCCGAGTAAATTAGCTCCGGCTGCAACCCATCCGATTGGCATATCAATCCCCTCTAATTAAAACGTCATCCACCTTAGACGGGTCTTTTTCATCCGTCGCATGGATACAAAACCATACACAATCGCTCATGGCCTTAATGCCGTGAACCACATTTGCCTTAATCTCAATACACGCTGGCGCTTCAACTATTTCAATCAAGTCGCCCTTCATTACTGCTACACGACCTTTAGCCAAAATAGATAGGTGGCTAAAGTCATGCGTGTGTTTCAGTATTGCCGTTCCAGCGGGTACAAACGCCTCTTTGGCATACAAACCATCTGAAAAGTGGTGAGTAATATCACCACCCAAATTCTCAAGTTGTTTTTCAACAGCACTCATGCCGTGCGACGCCACATATATACGACGATGTACGGCGGTAAGTTAGCGTTAGTTGCGCTTGAGCCAGTTGTACTAATTCCTACCGATATTCCAGTTGTATTGCCGCCAATAGCCTTGTCGTAAACATTTTCAGGTGTCCCATTGTAAGCATCAACATTTCTTTGAGTGGCATTTTCGTCGGTCATTATTCCGCCGCCGTTAGCATCATTAGTGATGTTGGTTTGGTTTGTTTGCCTATATGGATGACCGTGACCTGGGTCGGTAACTGTAGCCGTGTGAGAGTGACTTACAACCACCGCATTAGCAGAGCCGCCTGTTTCTTGCGCTGTATCAAACGCCGCATTACTAGCATCAAGACCAACCATCACACGCCCTGCCGCAAACGCTGACCATGTGCCAAACCCTAACAACGTCGCAGGGTTGGTGCTAACAGCGGCGTTGGTGTAGATCGATCCAACAGGGTATAGAGACGCCAAAGCAGCCGCTACAAATGCTGTTGTTGCTAACTTAGTTGTGCTATCACCGGTTGATTGCGTCGGCGCTGTTGGGCTGCCTGAAAAGCCTGGGCTTGCTAAATCGGCCTTAGTAGCAATCGCTGTGGCGATATTATTAAACTCTGTGTCAATCTCCGTGCCTTTTACAATCTTGGCCGCATTGCCGGAAGATAATGCGTCCTTAGATGCAAAGTCGGTCGATTTGGTATAGTCAGACATTTGCCGCCCCTTAACTTATACGGCCTTGTTTGGCCAAAATTTCTATTTTTTGAATTGATAACTCAAAACCATTTACCTCTGCCTCATAACCTGTTTGAACTACTTTTCCAGAGCCAGTAGCTTGCGAGGTTAACGTCTGAATCACAATACCACCGGCATACTGCGCAACAGGAACACCGTTAGCACCATACTCAGCAATGCCGTATTCGGAAATTCCTTGCGTTGGTATAGCGATGTTTTCTGATAAATAGTTCTCAGAAAAATCATACCCCCACTTAATCGTAACTACTTGATTTGAACCACCAATAACCACAATCGAAATGCGTTTAACTATTGACGTAACCGTTACATCACCTAAGTCAGCGTGATTGGTGTAGTAGTACATCCTATATGTATCTGTGTCATCAAGATAGCCTGTGTATTTACCGACATAGCCACTCTTGCCGAATAACAAGTCACCGTTACGCAATGCGTATACTGCCGTTGGCTCAATTTGCGTCCACGTAGTTACTCGCGACGAACCATCCTGCATCACGTTTCTTGTGTCAAACACATAGACTTGTTTTGCTGTTGGGAACGTCAGCAAATAAAACGCATCGACTTCCGAATAAACAGCTTTAATATTTGCTGGCGTTTCACCACCAACCAACTGCATTAAGTCGTTACGAACATTCTTGCTCAAGTCGCGAAACGGCGCTGACTTCTCTTGAATCGTTCTAAGAACCGAGCGCACACCCGAGTTGGATAAAAACACCACATCGGTATTGGTACTCTGAATCGAATCGCGCCATTGGCAACCAATACCAACTACCGTGTCATACAGCGACATCGTGCTAGGAGTTGTCGCTCCTTGGTACACCAGAATCTGGCGCTTACCAAAGATAAACAAAAATCCGTTATGCGCTGCTAGGCCAGTTATTTCGTCAGCGCCATTCGCCCACACATTATTGACATTTAACGTGCCAGATGTGCCGCCGGTATAAATATGGCCAGCAATCAAATCAGAGAATGTGAGCGTTGTTTTGTTCGTTGTTGTGTTAGCTATCCACAAACGGCCATACGCTGAAATGCAGATATTGCCTGATGGCACGGTACCAGCATAACCAGTTTTTTCACTTACTCTGCGATACGTTGTCGTGCTAACCGCAGGGTCATAAATTAGCGGGTCATGACCTAGCTGAAAAAAATACGTTATTCCATTAAGCGATGCGCAATGCCAATTACTAGCGCTAATGGTTGGTGCTGTGGCGCCACCACCATACGTCAATTCAACAACGCTTGACCCGCTTAATTTGAATAACTTATTGTTTCCAGCAAATAGAGTCGTAACCGACCCATCAGTCTGCACTAGCTCATGAATAACGCCAATATCATTAGCGCCAAGATTTCCAGACGAGCTGTTGACCTTTGTCCAACCCTTGCGTGCGCCGATTCGACCATATTGGTCAAGAATGCAGTTAGTCGCAGTCAGCGCAAAACCAGCCGCTAAATCAAGCGGCGAGTCTTGTGTGTTCAGGCCATAAAAGCCTGGTGCGCTAATACTGAACCGTTCAAGTGTCTGGCTCATACCGAAACAAACTCCTGCGTCTCAGGAAAGCGCGTCGCTTCCAACGAAATGTAGTCAGCTAACATAGCACGATATAAGTTGTACGCTTCAGACGAATTCAATCCACCATCTTCGCCGCGCTCAACCAATGCTCTAGCATACGCATTTTGCTCAACTAATACGTCAGGCACCAACACCGATGTGCCGTCAGACGTTAATGCTGCTTGTGGGATGGTAAGGAAAAACTTAATCGTATAGACGCCATTGGGGCGGCCATAGAGCTGAACTTGTGCGTCACCACTACCGTCAACGCCTTCAAAGCAATACTCGGCTGGTATGTTGGTAACAATTGGCGTGAAATTCTGCTTTTGACGCATATTGCCAACGCTGATTTGGCGCATAACGACATTGCTTGTCGTATTTAGTGGGCTGCTCGATTCGCGGAATTTCTGGCCCGCGCCGGTCAATGAATAAATGTAGGTATCAGCAGCCGTGGTAATTGTTTTCTCTTGGCCGAGAACATTCCAGTCGTAAGCATCTTCGACTTGGCGCTTGGCATCATTAACGAATTTGCCGATAAGGCTGGAATACGCGCTCAGAGCAACGGTTGATACCGTCGGCTCACGTAGCCGTGTCAATACTGCATTAACTAGTTCAAGATAGGTCATTCGCTTCCCCGCAAACCTTACAGAGCCAGCTTTTGCCTATCCCCGATGGGAAGAAGCCTTCGCCCCTATTATAGAGAAATTACACTGTTTTTGGTCACCACTTTTCGCGGTTAGCCCAATACGCCGCGCTCATCTTGCCCTTGGCAATATTCTTGGCATGCCGCGCTTTGAATGCTTCGTTGCGTTTAGTGCCGTCAGGGCTGCCGGTGACACCTTGTTGGCCAAAACGGATCAACTTGACCTCATCCCCAGCCTTGGCCAATACGGCATGGCTTTTGGTGGGGTGGGAAGGGGTTTTCTTTGGCTTGTTATAGCCAGCGAATTCCTCTTTTCCACGCTTAATCATTTCTTGACCTTTTTGACCGTCTTAGCCGCTTGCTTAAACGCCATGTCAGTTGGCGCACCTTTAGCACCAACCTTACGCATCTTTTCGCCAGAGCCTTCAGCTATACGCTTACGTTTAGCGGCGATATTGCTGTATAGGCCGGTCTTCATTTCTTAGCCTTGTTCTTGGCTGTTCTTTGGCCACGCATAGGCATTTTGGCCTCGCTCATGGCAATCGCGACCGCTTGCTTGCGGTTCGTCACCACAGGGCCGCCTTTGCCAGAATGTAACGTACCGGCTTTATACTCGCCCATCACCTTACCGACCTTTTTAGCTCCAGTTGCTTTTTTCATATTAACTCCGTTACTGAAAATGTTGATGCCGCTACAGTTGCATCTTTAATGACAGCAATCTTTTCACCAGCATTTACCTTAATAATTTCAGAAAAGTTGTTAGGCATCATGGGTGAAGTTGTTAAACTTGCTGTTGGATTTGTGCCAATTTGAAAATGGCAATGTCCTAAAGAGCAAGATAAACGAACCATCGTTGTGGATGCACCAAAAGCGGTTGATTGAACACTAGAGTTGCTGACAGAAAATACTTGGGTAGTTCCCATAGCTGGCACACCGAAAGCCACTTGATTAGGGTCTAACTGAAATGTTGACATATCTT